GTGGTTTCATTCTGGAGCTTCTTGAGCTTGACGATCTGGTCGGTGATCTTGTCGTAGTCTTCGGTGTAGGGCTTGTGAGCTTGCAGGTCGGAATAGAGGGTGTCGATCGCGTACTGAAGGGCGTCGAATTCGGCAGTCTTATTGAAGAATTGCATGGGGTCTCCTTAAACATGAGGGTCTCATTATAACCCATGTATTCTTTGCGAAGACCCATTTGTCCTACTTCTCGACGACCCGCAATCGAACCTCAGTCTTGGCCTGCATCTGTTCCACCGAACCGTTCACGCCAAGCGCGAGGTACTTCTCACCGTCTACCTCGGATACCACGAGATCCCCATCGAAGGAATCTTCTCCACCGGTGACCTTGTTGTACTTCCTGGTGGATAGACCAAGAGTTACGCCCAGGAACGCGACGACAGTGTTGATCGTGGCATTCACCGGCAAGGTCCGATCGAAGCCCCAGACCTCGGTAAGACCGTAGTACAGAGCGCCGGTAGCCGGAAGGAAAATCGTCGTGAAGTACTTGAGGAAATTGTACGCCTTGTTATTGAGTATCATCCCTACTCCTTGATCGTCACTTCAGAAAACTGCATGGTTCGGAAAGGCAGAGTCCCTACATCCGTCGCAATACGATCGGCGACACCATTGCCACCCATCTTCTTGTACGGCTCGACCAAGTACTTGACGTATTCCTCGTACTCGTCCTTGGAAACCCATCCACGCTGGATATACAGCATACCCACGTTGATGATCTTGTCGTACGCCAGGGCCATCAATAGACGTGTGGCGGCAGAGTTCTTATCGCTTCTTCTCTGGAAATATAGCCAGAAGCCAGACGAAGATGTTACTACGGCTAGAGCTCCTACAAGAGCAATAGCCATTGACTCTGACATAAAATTGTCCTCCCCAGTTCCTCAGGTCGTTTCTTTCCACACTCCTGCGATACGACTCCAAGGGCGAGCGAGTTTCCACACACCACCGTCTCTGACGTACGGAATGGCTTCTTTCTGAACCGCCCCTACGGTGACGTAAGCTCCGGCGATCGTTCGCATGGTTCGCATCTCGGAATATGCGCCCCATCCCACCACATTTCTTGCTCTCGACCAGACATAATATGTCGTACCCGGGAGAAGACCTGTGATAGTTAAAGGAGTACCGCCAGTATATACGGCGGATTGAATATCAGTGTCGTTCGGTTGAGTATTGTAGTAAATGCGATACTCGAGGTTGGTTGACCCACCGTTACCATTACTCAAGAATGAGCCCAGAAAGCTCGTCTGAGTAATGTTGGAAATAACCACGGCGGTAGGTGCGGGCGGAACGTCGATGGTGGTGATGGAGCTCCGGGGACCCCACGCACTCCAGCCATTGGCGTTATGCGTTCGTGCCCAGAAGTAGTACAGGGTCCCTGGTGCCATACCAGTGATCAACGTCGATCGATCGGACGTCACGAGGTGTTGTACTGATGTGGAGCTCGTACCGAAACCGATTTGTCGGTTATCGATCGCCGCGCCGTTGTTCGATCCGTCGCTGAATCCCGCAACGACAGTGGTTGCGGTCAGGCTCGTAAACGTGATGATGCTTGGTGGGGATGGAATGGTCGATCGTTCGATCGCAACCGTAAACGACGTTGGCCCACCGAAACCAGAGGTACCAGTGTCTCCGATGCGGAATGTGACATTCTGATCGGTCGATACCGTCCAACTACGAAGCTTTTGCCAGCCAGCACCAGCATTGTAGTCGAACGTTAGCGTGCCACTGGTACCGCTGGCGTCGGTATATCCCCACGGAAGGTTATTGCTACTGGTCGTTGAGTTGTTGGAGTTGAGCCAGAATTCGACGACCGACCCAGTATCCCGAATACGCATCGTACCGGATGAACCAGTGGCTTTGTTGTAATCGGTCATGGGTTAACCGATAATCTTGAAGTAGATATCGCCATCGGTTCCACCAGTGGGATTGGCTGTACCTGACGTGATACCGGATGCGGTTCGGTACGCAGCCTTACTGCTGGGGACAATCGCTTTGACCTGAGCAATGAAATCCCTTGCGCGATTGATCTCGCGAGCACCCCAGCGCACGCGCCCTTCTTCGCCGGTTTCCGGAACCAAGGGGAAGCCTGCCGCAGCGGCTTCATCTCCAACTGCCATGACAAATATCCTTCCTGGTTATCGTTTTCTCCCTGCGAAGTACGGAGTGCTGAGTTCCCACGCTTCATCGAAGGTCTTAGCCTCGACCGAAGTTACTCGACCAACAACAAGATATGTCGTGCCTCGTCTGAGGATCCTTACCGCTACTGGGTTTTTCACGGCTGGTCTTCCCAGAACTCATCTGCTCCGTAATCCGTCCAGACCTTATTGCCGGTCCACGAGAGCCAGGAGCCCGTGGTGATGAACTGGTTCACCTCGAGCGTGGGATATGAGCGTTCTCCCTCGCCGTCCGACACAAAGATTTGCTCGGTTACCCGCATGTAATTTGAATTACCATCACCATCACGTTGCTCGACAATATCGCCGAGATAGTAATCGCGCTGGTATTTGTACTGACTGAATTGGCTGATTTCACCATCAAATGCTTGAAGCGTCCGACATTGAGCTAACTCTTCTGTACCACGCTGAATAAGGGCTGCTGATACGTCTGGGTTGTCATCGGTGATATCCGATGCATTTACCGCCAGAACTCGTCGTTCGAAGCCCACTGACTCAGGATCCACGTCCAGCGCATAGACCTCTTCAAATCCCGCCGGAGAGAACACATAAGCGACGTTCTTCAGCAAGGATATGCTAGTCAACTCAGTAGTGCTCTGCAGATTGTCCAATTCAGGCGTGAAAATTACAGCGGGCAAAGTCGTCTGAGCAGACGTTCTATCACTTCCGGTATAAATATCGAAGTACAACTGCGACATGTCAAAGTTTCGCAGGATACGGAAACCCAGATTCCACACATCGCAAATATTCTTGATAGCCGTATATACCGACGTTGGTTCAATTTCAACGGTGATCGGATCGATGGGTTCGGGAATCGTGCTGGTGGGCATGATGGAACCCTCGACGATAAATGGGATCTGATCTCCTACGTTCAGGATTCCCGTAACACAAATATCGTGAAAGATCTTTCTAGCCACCGTTGCTGGCGGATTGGTGATAATCCACTTTGGATTGGTCGTGAGATCATCGAGTACGTTCATGGCGACACGTGAATCCATGATCTCTTCGACCGATCGACCCTTGACGATAAGAACTCGCCGACCTTCAGAGTCCTCTTTGTTCTCGACCGTTTCGACCGTCATGACACGATATGACTCGTTCATGGCCAGTTTGGTTCCGGTTTTGAGAAGCGTGCGACTTGCTCGAGTCGAATAAATGGTCAATTCGAAGTCGCCTAGATCTTTGTAGCGTTCCGTCCAAATACAAGACTCGAAACGATCAATGACATTCTCTCGACGAAGTAGAGGGTCGAGCGTATAGAGCTCCACTACAACCCTCCATACCGAGTGACGTATTGGATCGTATAAGGGATCGCCGCACCTTCCGCATAGACACGAATATGATTGTCACCCGATGTCAATTCGATCCAGTTCGATTGAGGAGAAATTCCATACATGACGGGAGAAACAACACTTGTACGTGTCAGGGTTGCCCCCTTGTTTCCGGTGACAGTATTAATTTTCAACACGTCACCGGAAACAAGGGAGGCAGCGAAATCTAGTGTTCGAATTTCATCGTTCGGCAATCGATGGTAGATGGTGAACTCGCCAAGAGTTCGGTTGACATTGAGTGCGAATTCAATGCCGGTCTCAACGGTACCATCGTAATCGATGAGCGTCTCAGTCGTGGTCGAGGTGGTTGATCCGGCCAATACTGTCGGCGTCAGATTGAGAAAATCTGGGTCGAAGTTAATGATCGAAATATCCACCGTGGGTTCTTCCACGAACATCGCCGATTCACAGCTCTCGACCCGACCCGAGATATTGACGGTGAGTCCGTCCTCCATGAAAAAACGAAGGTCCACAGGGGCCTTCGGCATGAAGAAGTCATACACTCTCTTGCGAAGAGTACGGACTGTATCTTCTGTCGGGTCGGGTTCGAGACCTAGTTTAATCGTGATGTTGCGTGACTCTCGCCTGCTGGATTGGTACTGGGACCCATCCATCGTAGCGAAACTAGACGACACGATAGTCGCCTTGACTGGATCCAGTCCCGTGATCTCTTCGACCAATAGACCTTCAACGACATCCTCGAGGATGAGAACCAGTAGGTTACCCTGGGCGCCTCGTACCTCAACCTTACTTAGCATTTGGCTCCAGAGCCCCCTTCGCTACTGATATTTGATTCTTGGTGTTCCGATAGATCTCGGCATTAGACATAGCCTTGGGTGAACTGTTGTACTGGTTGAAGGTGATGTTTCTCGATTCGCTACCAGAAGACGATGAGTCGTCCCCATCTGTACGATTAGCGCGAATTGCGGCAGACGCATCTGATGCATTGGCGTATGCGGCAGAAACATTCATCTTCGCAGACGGGAGAAGTCCACCGATCTTACCGGCAGTCTTCTGCACATCTGTCAAATCCAGAACTGGTCGAATAACCGGCCGCATATCGACATCGCCCAGTGTCATCTTGTGCATTCCCGACAAGGAACGCCTCAACGAATCCACTGCGGTATTGGCAACGCCCTCGGACGATTTCGCAACTTCACTGGCCGAGTTGTTGAGACCCTTAGCTAGACCCTGACCCGTGAATTTACCAAGTTCGGCGAATACCTTGGATGGGGACTTAATGCCGAGCTTCTTCTTAAGTGCCCGGACCATGGAATCAGCGATCTTATCCATCAACTTCTCAATGGCAGCTTGCTGCTTCTCGAGACCCTTAACAAGACCTGCAGCAGCGTCTACGCCAGCCTGATATAGCGCTGTCGAAGCATTGCGACCCAGCGAACTGGATACGCTGTCGAGTTCCTTATTAAGACCGTTGATTTGGTCGATCCCAGCCTTGCCTCCGGCGAGAAGCTCATTCATGAACGGTAGAGCACTAGGA